GAGTCTGACGACAGAAGGATTAAAGTCTTAAAAAAGTATAATAGCAACAAGCTTATTAAGAATAACGATTAAAAAACTATGTAATTCAAAAAAAAATTACACAAAACTTATAAAGACTAATAATATATATAAATATTGATCATCAACGTATAATGCACGAAGGGCCCTTTTATGTTAAAGAAGATTTGTTTTTCGCCAAAAAATGTAATAGAAACGCATGACAAGCAAGAAGTGCTTGTTAATAACGATCTAGTTGCAAGGATGACTAAGTTGGCGAATAACCTTAGGGCAATTTCTCCAAAGTCGGATGATTTTTTATATTTCTCTATTATATTTTTAAAATCAGCAGAAGCAGCACTTTTAGATGAGAAGGGTCTTCCGAAAAAGGTCGCAAACGGAGAAACCGCTTGGGGCTTTTTTGATGAAGAGTGGAAATGGCACGGAAATACTCAGCCTCATAGAAATAACAATAGAGATATTTTCCCAGAATCAGAATTAAAGAAGGCGGCAGCCTCTTGGGTCGGTCTGCCTTTGTGTAAGGACCATGAGTCAAGTTCCGTAGATGGAATACGCGGCATAATTCTCGATACACACTATGATGAGAAATATAAGCAAATTATAGGACTTTGCGCTTTAGACAAAGTTAACTATCCGGATTTGGCGAGAAAAGTAGAGACTGGACTGGTTAGGTATGGCTCTATGGGAACTGCCGTAGAGACATCTGTTTGTTCTGAATGTTTAAATAAAGCTACGACACAAGAAGAGTATTGTGCTCATATTTTAAACAAAACAGCGCATGGAGAAATAAATGTTGGGTTAAAGCCTATAGAGTATAGTTTGGTGGTGCAGCCAGCCGAGCCTGGCGCAGTATTGTTAAAGTGTATAGCATCTTTGACAGATTACAGAGATGAATTTATAAATTATGGCGTAGATAATGTAGAAAGCATGTTGGGCAAATTAAGTTTGCCGCAAGCAAAACATTTAGAAAAAATAATGAAAACTGCTTGTGGTGAAAATGGCTGCTCAATAGGGCAAAGACAAGATATAGTTTCTAGTTTTCTTGATAACAATGGATTGTTAAAAACATCTACAGATGATTTTACAGATATGTCTCAAAAAGATAGAAATACTGCAGAAACTATAAATGCAGTTAGTCAGGCGGCCAATGTTGTAACTGACCCTGGAGTGCCTCAAAATATAAAAAGCGTTATAAGCAACCTTATAAGCAGACTGGATCAGTCTAAAACTTCAACTCAACGCGTTACAGGTTACGAAGACCAAGAAGGCACAAGTCTTCCTGGGGATGTTAAAGATTATAGTGGAAATACTAGAATGAATATGTTTGGAAGTGGGGGAGATGAATTCCCTGGTCCAGATTTTTCTGAGAAAGATTTATTAAACCAAACCCCTCCTATGGGAGGAGGGGAGCCCTTAGTAGGATTTGCTTCTGAAGAGGGCAAGCTCGCCGCCAAAACGGCAAGCGACAATAATTACGTAGACGACAAGTCAATTAATTCATTAGTGGAGGATATTATGAACGAGTCAAGATTAAGAAAAAGAGCTGAGTTACGTCGTCGTATTGCTTATTATCAAGGCGGCGACAATGTTAGCGACAAGAATTGGAGAGAGCCCAGTGGGTTCAAGAGCGAAAATTATACAAACACAAGGGACAAGCAAGATAAGCAAATGCTTGGAACATATGAGTTCAATCAGCAAGAAAGCCAAGATCTCGCGGCGAAAGAAAAGCTGAGCCGAGCGCAGCTTCAGGACAGAAGAATGCGTCGTGTTGCGTATATGCAGGGCAGAGCAGAAGGGGTTGAGCCAAGTGTCTTTAAGTCTGAAGACTATAAGAAGTATAGAGACAATATGGACAAGCAAATGCTGCAAGGCAAGTCTATGGGTGGACCCTCGGGATCATTCCCTGGAGATGAAGGAGTAAAAGAAGGCTTAAAGAGAGCTTCGTATGACCGTGGCGGATTTACCAAGTCTGCATATAATGGCCCTTCGTTAAGTACAAGATTTAGTGTTCGACGCAATCCAAATGGATCTGTAGATCACTACGGAAGTACTTTTGAAGTTTTTGCCGGAAATAAGCGTGTTCTTGCCGCAACTGCTGGAGAAATTTACGGAACCGAACTTCCTGCTAATTGGGCATGGCTAAACAGCCAAACTTATGGGCAAGAAGTTTGCAAGCAAATTCGTGCTAGCGGACTTCCTAGTGTTGCAAGGCTTCTTAAGTCTGCACAGGCAGGGCCACCTCCGGGACCTCCGATGGACGGACCACCTCCGGGAGCCGATATGGGCGGACCACCTCCGGGAGCCGATATGGGCGGACCACCTCCGGGACCTCCGGGGCCGCCGATGGACGATATGGGGCCGCCGATGGACGATATGGGACCACCGATGGATGGGCCCCCAGGAGAGGACGAAGAGGCAGAAGAGACTCCGTCAGAGGCCATTGAGGGCCGCTTAACAGAGATGGAGCAACTCCTTAGCGAAGTAAGAGATCTTGTTGGACAACTTGAAGATGAAAGTCTTGCAGATGTTGATGTAAATGTATTTACAGGTAAGGACAAAAATGAGCCTGGAGCAGAAGCGGGCGGCGCTGAAGGAGAAATGCTCGCATTGTCTTCTCAGGTCTCTAATGAGCTTAAAAAGGTTTTTGCTCAACTTGACGAATCTGCCGACGAGCTTTCAATGGTTGCGGAGACATATGATAATATTTCTAAACTCTCTAGAGGCCAAAGATCCCGATTTGTTAAGCTTGCCTCTGATGCAGTTAAGGATGCAGATAGTGTAATTGGAGAAACAAAGGCTCTAGTTAGAGTTGCTAATTCTTCTGGATTGAAAAAGTTTGCACAGAGTAGAGCCGCAAGAAGGAGCGGCAGACCTAGCCAAAGAAGAGTTGCCACCAAAGCTGCTCCCAGCCAAACAGGACAAGTTAACACTCTTGTGTCCGAAGCAATGACGCTTAGAAGAAACAGAAGAGGCGCTATTTTAAAGCAGGCAGAAGGAAGAATTCTTTCGCAAAGAGCCGCAAAGAGATCGGCTTTGCTTAGAAATGCAAATCAGAAAGCTACCACAAGGACTGCGGTTAGACAGCAAAGGGTTGCTAGTCCAGCGCCGACTCGTCCCAATGTTGCTCCAAATGTAGTAAAGAATGCCGCTCAAACCTCTGAGGTTCAGAAGGCATTGTCTAATAAGCTAAATGCAAAGAGAGCAGATGAGGAGAGAGAGTCGTACAGAATTAAGTTGCGTAGAGCTTATGATGTTGGGCTAGAGATGCAAAATAAGGGTCTCTTGGTACAGACGAAGACAGCGCTTGATAAGCAGGTTGATGAGATAATGTCCTTTGATGATAGAGCTTTTGAAGCGTTCAAGAGAAGCATTGGAAATGCTAGACCAGTTAGAAACATGAAAGTTGCTTCCGATTTAGGTGGAATTAATATTGGAGTTGAATCAGACGCCAATACTCAGCCTAGCGCAACCAATACCGTAGATGTTTTAACATCTATGTGGGAATAGGTGGCAACAATGTATAGCATGAGAGAAAATGGAGATTCTATTGCCCATGAGTTTTTAAAACTCTTGGGTGATTCCCCCAGCTTCCAAAAGGAAGCTGGGATCATGGACGCCGCAAGGTCAGCAGCAGAGTCAATGGGCCAGCAATCAGGTGGCAATGTTGGCGCGGATTCTGTTAAACAGGCTCAAGGTGTACTTGGGGTTGAGCAAGATGGAGTTATGGGACCACAAACTGAGGCTGCTTTAAAGCAGTGGCAGCAGAATAATGGCTTAACTGCAGATGGTGTGTTAGGCCCGCAAACTCTTGAGGCTATGGGGATTGGGCAAAACAGCGCTGGTCAAAGCATCCAGGATGCGGCTGCAGCCGCTGGGGGTGTGGCGAAGAGTGTTGGACAGACCGTTCAAAACGCTGCAAATGCCGCAGCTAACTGGGGAAACTGGGCGAATGATGGTCAGACTGATTATTTGGCTGACGATAAGGTTGCAGGCTTATTTGTTGCACCAGGAACAAAAAAGCAGAGTGGAAATATGAACATGCTTGATGATCAGATAAAGAGCCACGCATTCGTTAAGAGCATAGCGATAGTTGCTTCAGAGCTTAACAGAAGAGGTCTTACAAAAGAGGCTCATTATATTTTAGATTCTGTAGCCAAAGATCAAACAAGAGCGTTTTTGAGCAATGTTTTCTCTACAGCCACAGTTCTTAGCAAGAGGGGTTTGGCAAAAGAGGCACATTATCTATTAGATTCTGTTATGAAGGCTAAAAAGAGAGCACAAAGAGTCCCTCAAAGGCTCGCTCCAAAGACTGCCAATCATCATATTGTAAATGGTCTGAATAAGATTGCACATAGCTTGCGCTCTAAAGGTGAAAACTTCGCGGCAGATGTAGTTAATGCAACTACTCTTAGTATAGTGACTGACCTTAAGAAAGAAGCTGCAAAAAAAGGCAACATTTCTAGAACCTTGTTAAAGATGGCTAGAGAGTTTGATAGAAGCGGAGATACTTTCGCCGGAGATATGGTGAGAACTACCTTGCTTAATCTTCAGAAGTAAAAGATAGTATTTTTGTTTTCTATTGAAAGAATTTCTATACTATTAATAGTAAAATAAAAGGGAGGAAGAGATTCCTCCCTTTTTTATATTTATATTTATTTATAATAGCGGAGATTAAAGTTGTTAAAAGTAATTCATACTGGAAATGCAATGCCAATGAGTTTGCCTGTTGATCCAACGGCAGAATTTGAGCCGGGGATGTTCGCCCAGCTTGGTTTGATAGGAAATGATATCGTTGGAAGTGTCAGCGACGGAACAGCTCCATTGGGGATTATTGATGACGTTAGAACGACTGCGTTTACCAAAGCTCAAGTAGATGAAGTTGTGGTGGCAACAGCACAGGCTATAGAGGTAAATTCTAATGGGTATCGTGTAAACACAGAAGATTTGACTGGCATATTAGAATTTCCAAATATTGTAGAAGATAGCTTTACATCTACAATCTCTGTAGTTTTAAATACAGTAAATGGGGTTGTAACAATTCCTGCCGGAACTGTTTTAAATCATGATTCGGATGGTGATGGCGACTATGATAGCTTTAGAGTTATAGTTAATTATATATACAGAGTTGCCGGAACTCCTGGAGATGATACTACAGTTGGCAGCGGAAGAATAACTTTGCACTATCAACGAGGCATTTATGCTACAGATCAGTTTGATACAACTCAAGTATATCCTGTAAACGCTACTCTTTACGTTGGATTAGATGGAAAGATTACCTCTAAGCAGCCTACAGCGAATCATCCTGGTGTGGCGGTTTGTACGGGACCCCCATCTGCATCGATAGGAACTATAGAATTCATGTTGCTGTAAACTACTAATTTTTTAAATTGTGTTGATTAATATATATTATGGAGAATACAAATAATGTTTAATTCTTGGTCCAAAGAAGATATATCTCATTTCGAAAAAAGTGAAGTTATGCAAGAATTCGAAAAAAGAGTTATAGAGAATTTGCATAGATTAGCTATTTTGAATAAAAAAGCCCAAGCTGAGGGAGCTGCTGAATTAAAGGAAGTAGAGAATCAGGCTAATGAGACTGCAGAGGCCCTGAAGGGTGTTGCAGAGGAGCAGGCGAAGCTTAACCCTGCTGATGATGATCCAGAAAAGACAGATGAAACTGCAGAAGACGGCTTAGCCGACAAGAGTGCTGTTGTAGAAGAGCTTAGAGAGATGATTAAGGCGGCGATGTCAAATAATAATATTAAGCTGGCTTATAAAATAGAGCGCACTATTGACGAGATTTTGGAGCAAAGCGTAAAATGCGAATTGTAAAAAATTCAGAAGCAAGCCTGTTTGATAACTATGTAGCTACAATGCTGCAATTTGATAACAAAAGAAATAATCAATTTTTGGTGAAAACTGCCGGGGATCGTGTCTCATTCTTTAGGAAGCTTCTCGGCATTGGTGATGATGTTGTTGATATTGGAAACAGATCTGCGAGATATGGAGATAAGGCGCTTGACGCAGAGAGGGCTGCCAAAGTTGGCGTAGATGCAACAGAGGCGGTTTCTAGAAGCGGTATAGATATTGCTGAAGTATTTGTAGATGGAGCAGCGGGCGCAAAGGCTTTAGCGTTTGACATTCAGACTTCAGCAAGACAACTGCAGCAAGATGGTAGAAATATTTCTAACTTAGAAGAGTTTTTGCATCAAGAAATTAGAAACAGTCCGCATGTTACTGCTGCCGGAAAGGCTAATCCAGATGATATTATAAGGTATTTGAGTGGCGAAGAGGTTCGGGCGGCAGTGCGTAGTAGCACAGAAGTGGTGCGCGCCATGGGCCTGCTCGATGATGTTCAGGCCGATGCTCTGCTCAGAGGCGAGCACATTCCCGCCGGAGGAGGCCTTACGCCCGTGAATCAAGGACAGAGGTTGTCCACATCCGATATGCATGCAGATGATATGGCGTTGCTTGCAGAAAGAGGCTTTTTGCCTAATAAACGCTATGTGTGGGATGACAAGCTTAGGGGCTGGGTAGAGCTTGGCGCAGACGGCAGAACGGCAGTGCCAGGAAGTCAGCACATTATAAGAGCAGAAGAGGGAAGGCGTCTTTTAACTGTTGATGAGGTTACAGATTGGGTAAATGCGACGAGGGGAGTGCAGGATCGGGTACCCCGGCAAACTATCGATGTTGTGGATGTTGTGAACACGCCGACTCACAGGGCTTTAACAAACGGTGATTATAGAGGATTCAGCGATATTGCAGGAAATATGCACTCTTCTCCCGCCTGGAGAAGACTGACTGCTGAGCAGCGTCAAGCTGCAGATTATTTCATAAGACAGGGCGCAGAACTATCAGATTCGACTAGAAAACTTGTCGCTGCAGGCGAGCGTGTTAGAAGCGTTCGTAGTCAAGCGGAACTTGATCGTGCCATTGCCGAGTTTGCAGAAGCTGCTGCAGATCTTCAGCGGAAGCAGCAATATTATGGACGAGCCTATGAGGATGCCCGCCGGCAAGGATTAGAGGCTGCTCTGCCACATATTGCTCACATGGAATCCGTCGTCGGCCGGTATGCCGATGAAGCAGCTGAAGTTATTCGGATTGAAAGAGAGGCTCTTAATGCAGAACGCGCTGCACATAATGGCAGGGTTGATGATTTTAATAATGCACAGCGAGCGGGCGAAAGTGGTCTTGCAGAAAGATTGGCTAAGCTTGAAGCAGATGAAGTTGCACTCAAAGCAAGGCAGGAAAAACTTGTAGCAGATGAAGCTGCACTCGAAGCGCAAAGGGCTGCAGATGCAGCTGCTCCACGGCCAACGGGCGGCGAACCAGATCCTAAGTCGGTTCGTGGTCAGACCAATGCCGCATCAGAAGGGGCGGTCGATGATCTGGCTGCCGCCAAACGCACCTTAGAAGAGGCTCATATCGCCAATGGAAAAACTCCTGCACAAGCTAGGGCATTGGCAGATGAAGCGTTTCAAGTTGCAGGGGCACGATCAGGGCTGTCTGGAACGACTAAGCTTGCATTAGCTGGTGCTGGCGCATGGGGAGGATGGAAGTGGGGAGTGTGGGGCAAGCTCGCAGCGCTTCTTGGCATAGGCATTGGAGGATACGCTCTTTACAACTATCTTTCTGATGATGAAGAAGATTCTAGCGGAGCAACAGGCGGCGGCGGTCCAGGCGGCGGCAGCGGGGGAGGAAGAAGAGATTACGGTCATCGAGTTGCAGATCCTACGACGGGTGAGCCTACCACTGTTTCGAGAATATATCAACAGGGACGGTGGGAAGATCTTAATACTCTGTTGAATAACAGCCCTGGAGACATCGCTCTTCATGATGCTGTTAGAAGCGCATATGGAAAATCTTATAAGGTTGAATTGCCAGGGCCATTTGACGGTGAGGGTCAGGATCTTAGATATGCATTTATAAATAGAACACTTGGTGCCAGAGGGCCTATAGACAGAGAGGGGCTTAATAGATCCGCTTTAATTGAGCTGGTTTATTCTTCTCTTATGGACCCTCAAACTGGTGGAGCACAATATGATCACTACCTTACAAAGGTGACAAAAAATCCAATAACAAGAAGGCCAAATGCACAAATGGCCTTGAACGAAGCATTTGAGGAAGTTATGGGCAAAGGACTTTATGAGAGAGGACTCTTCGGAGGGACAGGTCCCGGAAGAAGAAGAACCAGAAGAGATATGGCGGGAAGAAGCTTAAACGCAGGCCCAGGATATGCTGGAGCCCCTGCTCAAGATATGAGCAGAGCAGAGCGCGGAGCGCTCCGTCGCAGATATAATAGAACGGCAGAAGATGAAAGCCGCTTTGATGAGATTAAGAAATTCACAGAGTTATCAATGAATTCTATTAATAATGATGATACATCTGAGTTCTTTAACAAGAAAGCAGATAAATTTTCCAATTCCTATTACAAAGATGCAGTAAATGGTCTAAGTGGTGGAGATGAGGAGTTAAAGTCTTATTATACTGGGCTGGGAAGACTGTATAACAAGAAGCGTAAGAAACCAAAGGCTGATTACGATAAACTGTACGACGTGTCCGAAGGGACAGGAGTTGATTTGATACATGCCGCACATCCAAAAGCAATTGTTGTTTTAGATTCGATTGGACGAGGCGGATTAGTAGAGAATGGACTTGAACAAAAACGTCAAACACATGGTGTGGCTTTAAGTACACCGACTGGTAATTTTAGAGCAAATTACGCGTGGTTACGCGATGCTTTGAATAAAACAAGTAAATAGCCCTGGTTGTTGACTTTACAATTAGGTTAAAAACCAATTTAAGATGATAAATTCATGGTGAGTTTATCAAAAATATTAATTTAAATAAGGAGAAAAAAAATGGCTCTTGTATTATTAAATCCCGGCCTTAGACCATTAGGGCAGTTTGATATGGAAGACGATAATGCCACCAATATGTCGGGTGGCGAATATGTAGAACTTACAACTATTGACGTTTCGAGCGAGGCTGGCGCTGAAGCTTATGCTGCAGATGTTGGCACAGGCGGTAGCGGCACTGGTATCATTCAGGGTTCTGCCGGAGACAATGTTCACTTTGCGCTTGCTCAGCGTGCGCAGTCAAAAGTAGTTTATGATGGCACAACAGTAGCACAGGCCGGTGCATACAATCTTGGCGGATTGTGTGATGAAGGTACTGATGACTACGGTACTTTGTTTGGTCAAGGAATTGGCGGAACTGCTGGTGGCGGAACCGGCCTTGGAACACTAAGCACTCGTGGCGTTGTAACTCTTGGACCAAGAACAAGCTTTGGATCTGGAAAGGTAACTGTATGGCACCAACAGGGTCTGTATGGTATTACTTCGGATGCATTTAGCGCAGCAAGTGCTCCAGCTGCAACAACTGATTTAAACACTGCTCTGTATTCAGACAGTGCTGATACTACTGCATCTAATCTTGGAAAGTGGACTACAGATTCAACTTTGGCTGCTGGCTCGGAAGAGTCTGGTCAACTTGGAATTAACGTAGGATTCCAGAGAGATAGATCTCTCGTCTCAACAACGTCGTCAGCAGTGGGTGCTACAGCGACAAATGAACACATGGTAGTTTTCTACCTTGGCAACGCAGCGGTATAGGAGGAAAAAATGTCTAATATATTTAATACACATGGTGAAATCAATGCCTCCAATGTTCAAGAAGCTTTGGGGCAAATTGTCAAGTATGCTTCGATCATTGAAGATCTTCAGCCTTCAAGCAACGCACAGGTAACTGCGCCTAGCTTAAATGACGGCCAGAGAGATGAAATGATTAAGCGTGCTTTAATGACTCAAGAAGGTAAGATTGCCTTGGGTCAGGCTATGGCTAACCCAATCCGTAGAAACCTCGATTATCAAGGCGTTGCTCGCAAGGCTCTTGTTGTCGATCCACTTCCACAGGGTGCCTTGCCAGTTTATGACCGTGATATCGACGTAGCGGCTGTTGTTGTTTCTAGCAACGGTTCTGCACCAGAATCACGTGTCTTCGGTGACCGCGTGACGATTCCAGAGTTTGAAGTTGTTTCAAACCCGACCGTCCGTATTGCTGAAGTTAAGCGTCGTAGATTCAATGTTATTGATCGTGCCCAGCAAAAGGCACGTCAGGAAATTCAGGCCCAGGAAGATGCTAACGTCTTTGCTGCCCTAGAGTTTGCTGGCACCACCGATGGTGGTGGAGAAAACACTGAACAGGATCTCGACCCAATTACCGGTGGTGAAGGCCCCGGTGGTGTTGGGAATCTGCAGAAGTCAGGTATGCTCAACTTGAAGCGTCAGATTGATCGTTGGGACTTAGTTACTTCTAAGTACTTCCTCAACATTAATGAATTTACTGACATTCTTGATTGGGAGTCCGCTGGTGCAACCGGTGCGTCTTCTGTTGATCCAGTCACTCAGCGTGAACTGCTTCAGACCGGTCTTTATGGTCACATCTTTGGTGCCGATATTATCGTCTCCAAGGTTGTTCCTCCTGCCCGTGCTTTTGCTTGTGCTGATCCCGAGTTTGTTGGTGTGATGCCTGTCCGTCAGGACATTGAGGTACTTCCTGCTGACGAGCCCAAGCAGCTTAAGCTTGGTTGGGTTGTTAACGAAATCATTGGAGTTGGCATTGTCAACCCACGTGGTGTCGCTACTGGTCTTGTACAAGGTTCCTAATAGTGGATAAACCTTTTCGCGGTTTATTTTCTGGGTAATACCTAGCTTAAAGCGTGATGGAGGCAACTCCATCACGCTTTTTGTCTTTTAAGGCTAATATAATGAATTCTGACAAATTGCAATCTAGATTAAAATATATAAACGCAACATCTTTGCAGGATCGGGCCAAAACATCTGTCTTTTCAAGGCGTGGAGAAAACTATGTAGAGCCTGACGAAGAAGAAGAGGAGGCTAAGAAGTTTGAAACATTTTTTGATTATGAAGAAGAGCTTTCTGGCTTAAAGCCTGCTGCAGAACAATATACTGAGATGACTGAAGAAGAGAATAATGATCCATATATTGTTTTAGAAGATAAGGATCCAAAGTTATTTAATGATTATAATCCAATTGAGCTAGAAGAGGCAGGAGATGAGGCTGTAACTTTAGAGGAAATCTCTTCTAATTCAATCACGATGGAGGAAGCGCTTGATAAGCCAAGCTATATGGACGTAAAGGGTTTTGAGTTTATTCAGTGTGAACATATTAAAAAAGATGGGCTTAGATGCAAGAGGCAGGCTAAAAAGAAAGAAACTCTTTGTGCATCACATAAAAAAATGTTAAAAATATCGTAAGTATGATTAATTATTTACATATTTTTATCAAAAATCTTATAAGTATTAATATCTTTACATAGAATGGCGGTTCGTGGGCAGATGCAAGCATCTACTACTATTACCCGTTATTTACAGAAGTATTAGGCAAATAGGAAGTTATTAATGAATGAATTTACTACATCAGATTTAGGGCTAGCTGCCTTTATGTTTATGAGAGGCCTTAAGCTTATAAGTGCAAAAAAACTCGCAAACGGCAGATTTGAGTTTATCCTGAACGATGAAGACAATAACGCTCAAGCATTATCTATAGAATATGTGAGCAGCGAATTTTGTCAATTTGACAATCAGGTTAGAACTCTTAAAAAGATTTTGTATTCCGGTACCTAGCTGGAAAAGTCAAGCTCCCAAACGCAAGTCACATCTACATTTCCATGATTGTTAGTTGGGTCTATGCGAATGCCCAACACATCACCTGCGTTAAATGAATTGTTTGACGAAAAGACTGCAGTATATATGGAGCTGCAGATACTCTATCCTTAGAATATTTTAGCAGTGACTTCTGCAAATTCGACAACCAAGTAAGATCGCTTAAAAAGCTTCTTTATTCTAGTTAGCCGCAGTAGAGTATTGCGACAGCAAGACACTTCTTATAAGTCTGTCCTTCATACTCTATAGTATCGACAATACTATCCCAATCTGGAGTTACTGTAAGTTTAGCCACTGTTTTTGATCGCATAATATCATCGTCTTGTTTTCTGCCGTAACCTGCAACCTCAGAGGATTCGACTAAGTCGCCAGCTTCTAAATTTCCATTAATGTTTGTTATCCAGACGTTCGAATCACCGATACCTAATGTTGCTATGTGATGCTGGCCTTCGGGCACCCCTCCCAGTCTGCCAAAAGATTTAAACGCAGGTTCTAGCCAATAGCCATTAACAACATATGCTGGACCAAATTCTGGTTCGTTATGATCTTTGTCTTCAACGATCAACGCTCCCCCTTCGTCATATTTTGCCAATTCACCATCTACGATGCCAAAAACTGTTTTTGAACCATTGGTGGTCGCTAGCCTTGTTCTTGGCAGAGCATCTTTAAGAGAGCCTTCGGGATCATAAAAGACTTCTCCGGTTGATTCAATAATCATCCCTGGTTTTAGATTTTCATGGTATTCGCAAGAGGTATCATGTCCAGCGGTGAAACTTGTTTGGATGTATGAACCACCAGATCCGTTAGATCTTACGCGAAACATAGAGTCCGACTCGGTAACGTCATATACTCTTATTAGATATTTTCCATTAGCCAAATAGTCGTCATTTCCAGCGCTATAATATTTAGCATATAACCACTGGTTTCCGAATTCAGCACTCATTCCGGTCGTGCCGCCAGAGTACATTGAATAGGAAGTATCAGAGCCTATCCTGCTGGCCATATTTGTGGATGTGCCAAAGCTTTTGCTGCCGAAATAAACTTCGCCAGTAGTGCTTGTTTCTAAAATGATATCTCCAGACGAATCAAGAGTCATGTCACCACTGCATTCAAGTTCAAGAGTTCCTGTGGAATCTATTTTAGAATTTCCTGTGAAATTTATATCTCCCTCTAGATGCAGGTCCCTCCAAGAGCCGCTGCCAGCAGCTCCTAAGTCTTTGCTGTTGTCAGCCGATGGAACTAAATGCGCAGCAACTGTAATTATACCAGCACCACCGACAGCGAGGTATTCTTGGTTAGGCCCAAGTGTAATTTTGTTACCATTAACTGTTATCTCTCCGTCGAGCAGAATATTTCCTCCAACGTGCAAAAGCTCTGACGGATCTACATCCCCGATTCCAACTTTCCCATCTGGCGTAATGCGCATTCTTTCTGTAAGTCCATCGTCGCCCGCATCGTTTGTAGCAAAAACTAAGCATGTGTCATGCAAGGCAGAATTGGCATTGCTGCAGTGAGCCGCAATAGCAGCCCCAATACTATCAGCGTCAGTTTCTGTAGAAACATCAAACGCAATTCCGGCAAAGGCATCCTCTGTATTTGTATTATTTCTTAGCGTAAGAAGAAAGTTTGAATACTCCTCATCGCTAGGTGAGTTTGATGGCCAAGTAGTAGTATCTGTGTGCTCTAAGTGTAGCAAAGACTGTGGAGCCGATACTCCTATTCCAACTTTCCCGGTGTTATCAATCCTCATTCTTTCATCTGGGCCGGCATTGCCTCCGTTTATTTGAGTGTAAAATCTTAGATTTGCGCCTTCTGCGGAACCAACATTCCATGCCTCACTGGCATATGATGCAATCCAGGCTCCTTCTCCAAAATTGGACCCTGCATCTTCAGTACCTGCGAAGTGAATTACTCCTAACGCAGCTCCATCTGTAATGTTGTTAACATCTCTGATTAAATTAATGTGTCCACCTATATCTAGGCCAACATCAACGGAGTCTGTAGACAGAGTTCCTCCTGACATCAATACTTCGCCATTTACTTCTAATTTTGCAGATGGCGTAATGGTTCCGATACCAAAATTTCCTGCGCTTTCGTCAAAGTAGAATCCAGTGGTGGTGTTGGTCCCATAGATATGGAAATCGCGCGAGGCTGTATCCAATCGGTTAATGAGGTCATATGCCCCAAAGGTCATAAAAGCATCTTTATAACCTGGTCCATCGCCATCAGTCACATCTCCAAAGTGGGTGCGGATTCCGTTGCCGTCACAGTCGATGGTATAGGCATAATCTACGGTCGTGTCTTCGACGCGAAATTGCCCCGGATCGCCTTTAACGTGAAGAGTGGTCACAGGGGCATCGGTGCCTACTCCGACTTTGTTGTTCTCTCCATCTACAAACAACATGTGAGTCTGGCTATCCGACTCAACTCTGAAGTCTACTAACGAGCTATGCCCTTCATTAACTACGACCTCCGGAACAGCTGCGTTGATTCGAAGAGCCTCTCTGGTAACCCCGGCGTCGTTTGCCTCGAAGATAATATGTTTGTTTGACGTTGTATTTTGGATCTTCAAGTTATTGAACTCATTGATGAAGAGCTTGGCCTTCTCCGCCCCGCCCACTGTAAACTTGAGGGCAGGCTCCTCCGCAGCAGCGATAACGTGAAAATCTCTTGGTATGCAGCAAACAAGCAGGTCAGTTGCGTTGATTGCAATACCAACTAAGAACGCCTTTCCTTGAAGGTCTGGAGTAGTGCTTAGGTCTCCTGCGGCAGTAGACAGGTAATACTGCGTGTTTGCTGTGAGACTAGACAGGCCTGTTGCAATGCCTCCAGAGTGCACCACGTAGCAGGCACTATCTCCATCAAGAGACTGCACTACTCCTATAGGAGGCATGGTACCTACAGC